ATTTTGTTTTGAAAGTTGTAATAATTCTTCATCAGAAAGTTTGGTTATATCGTTCATTTCAAACCTCTTCTTTGCAATTCAGCTTGAACTTCGTCTTGCGAGAAAGATTTTTGTTGTGATGTTTGCTTATCCGCTTTCATAGGATTTTTTATAAAACCGACTTGAGAGAATTGATTTTCTACATCATCCATAATTTGTCTCAGATTGGCGATTTTATTTCTTGCCGTTTGCTCGTCATCGGTAACTAAAGGTAAATATTTAATCTTTTCTTCTTCGACTTCTTGAGGCGTTATAGCTGCTCCTGTTTCAATTCTCAATTTTGCGGCTAAAGCATTTGTAATTTTAGCATTTAAGTCTGAAGCTCTACCTAATCTTCTAGCTCCTGGAGTATTGATAGCAGCGATTAATTTTCTATTTAAAGTTCCATCACTATTAAAAACACCCTCTTCATAAGAAGCAAGATTTTTTTTGCCTACCATTAAAGCTGATAATTTTGTTGCGTCTGAAAGACCTAATTTATTTTCTGATTTTTGTTTATTCGCTTGCTCTCTTCCAAATTTTTCTCTTTCCCAAACTGTACCTTGGTTGCTGATATTCTGTTGATTAACAACGTCAGCTTGTTTTTGCTCATCTAACATTCCTTTGTAGATATTTTCATTCTCTCTCGCTCTATCTTGCAAATCCATCAATTTATATTCAGCTTCTGAATTGAATTGCTCTGGCATATCTGACACGTCTAAGCCCTCTTGTTGTGCTTTATTCAAATAGAATTGATAAGCTTCTTTTCTATCAGCATCTGGCAATCTTAAAATAGTTCCAGCCATTTGCGCTGCTCTTGAAGTTTGTTTTTGTTGCAATTGCGCTTGTTTTTGCTGTTCTTGAGCTATTTGATTTTGTTTATATCCTTCAATTTGTAAATATCTCTCTGTAGCTTCAGGATTAACTTGAGCCATTTTTTGTAAAATATCGTAAGGCCTATTCTGTTGAGTTTGTGCTTGCGATTGAATATCCGATAATTGTTTGCCGTATACCTCTTTACCGGTCATGTTGTAGTCATCCGATTTATTCGCTATATCCAAACCTTTTCTTAAATCGCTTTCTTGATTTTTAATACTAGAAATATCTTGTTTAGACTGTTCTAATTGTCCTTGCAATCCTTCAAATTTCTTTTGTTTAGCTCGTTGCCCTAGAGCATATCCAAGCATTGACCAACCGTCACTCATTTATATCTCCTCCATTTTTACATCTAATTGAGAATAATCTACTTTTTTAAATCCATTTTCTTCGATTACTGCTTCAGGTCTCAATGATTCAACTTCTTGAGCGATTACACCTCTATATCTCTTAGTTGTATCTAAACCACTTCTATTATTGTAATTAAATTCTACGATGTTAAACCCGTCTTTTGATTTTTTACCTGTATATTTTATATTCTGTTTTAGATTAATATCTGACAACATGGCAGCGCCTGCTACTGAAGCTCCTCCGCTCATGGCTCCGCCCAATAAGCTAGAAGCCGCTTGTCCTTTTGCTGCGTAAGTTTGAGCTAAAGTATTACCTAAATTTCCGTACAAATTGGAAATAGAATTTGCTTGATTACTTGCAGCTCCATATCCTAGATTAGTAAGTCCAGCGACATTACTTAAAGAATTTTGATATTCGTTTGTTCCGAAGTTTTGTCCGTATTCTGTCAAAGCTTTTTGTTGTGCTCCACTTAATAACGAGCCACTTGCAGCAGCTGATTTATCTAAGGCGTCAACTCCGCTTTGCATTCTGAATTGATAACCCGGAGTTTGTTGATAAGCATTCATGCCCGCTGAACCTTGGGAACCTAAACCCAACATATTCTGATACATAGCCAAAGCGCTTGTACCGGCTGTTGTATAAGGCGAAAGCGAACTTTTAATTTCTTTTATTCCTGCTTCTGTCTGCGCGGTTGCCGCATTGGCACCTTTATTATATGAATTTAAACCTGTTAAATTTTGAACTTTCGAAACTACTTTACTCATATTTTTTTAATTATCCTTGTTAATATTTCTGTTTTAAAATAACCTTGCTCTTCTAGTTTTTTTATAAAATTTACTTTTTCATCTATCATAACATCAATTAATTTAAAACCTAATTTTTTGCATTCTTCCGTTGCTATTTTTATCATAAATTCAAGACATCCTTTTCTTTCTTCCTTAGCGGCTTTCGGATTTATCAAAACCCAGCTTATAATTGCCCAATCGCTATCAGTTTTATAAATAAAACAGTTGCAAATCTTTTTACCATTATTTTTTATTAAAATCCCAGTTGTTGGCAGTGTAGATGGGCTTGGGTAATCTTTCCATTTCCAACCAGTCCACCATTCAACTAAATCGTAATAGTCTTCCTTAAAGGAAAAGTAGGTTGCTTGCATAATTTTATGATTTTTAACTCAGTATCACTTTTACTATATAATATATTTTTTAAATGTCAATTATTCAATAGTAATTTTATTAACATTCCATTTTGTGTTATATCGCCAGAACTTGAACTATTTCCGGTAAACTTTAAAACTAAGCTTGTTGTTAAATCTTCGGTTGCTGTTGTATAAGAACTTGAACCTGCAAACTCTGTTATAATTCTTTGTGCCGCCGAATTGGTTCTTATAATAGTTGAATTTATACTGAAAGAGCCCCCGTTTTGAGTAGTAGTCGTTGTGTAAATTTCTGTAGTTCCTAAATATAATTTGATTGTTTTACTATTTCCGTTCGAGGCGAAAGTTCCAAAAGCTTTTATTTCTATAAATTCTTTGTTATATTTTATAGTATTTTTTTCTAGAGTATAAGTTAACAAATCAGTTTCGCCAGATGTATTTGAAGCATCATCGGTGTTTACATTCAAAGAACCACCTAAAAATACACTTCTGCCTTCCCCGCATAATTTATAAATATTCTCTAAAAAAATAAACCAAGATTTAACAAATTTATTTTCATTTAATACAGTCTCTTTTTGTGTCGGAAATGTTAAACTCATTGTTCGCACTCCTCAATATCAATAAATGGTTGGTATAAAACTCTTTTTATCGGGTCAGATATTGAGATTTTAAAAACAATTTCTCTTGCTATGCCAATATTTCTCCAAATTGCTCTTGTTCTATACTCGCCTTTGGCTCCAATATCTCGCCATAATTGGCTTGAATAAGTGAAACCCCCGTCTTTAGAAAATTGCATCATTAGTTTAGGATTTATGCCTTGTCCGTTTGATATGCCTTGTCCGCTTTCAATATCTAACTGGAATTTATGCAATACTGTTCTTTTGGTGTTATTAAATAAAGTTGTGCTTGTGGCTTCACTAATTATTGGTGTTCCATTTTCTGTGAAAATATCCAAATCAAGTTCGTATATTTTGCTTGAATTTTTGTCTCCCACCAAGTTTAAACTATTAAAATATTCATAGCTATTTGCATTCCAGCTAAGCATAGTGTATTTATCAATATCAACACTGCCTCGCTCGTGCCATAAACCAGTAGTTAAATCATAACACCAAGTTTTATTTGCATCTGGAAAACTCAGTATATAAGTTATATGCCCGTCTTGAATATAAACGAAAGAAAAACAATTTTCTATCGCTTTTTGACTATAGCTTTCTATTTCTTTTTCAATTGGAAAAGTAGAAATTTTAGATAATTGATATCCGTTTAGTTGGTATACTATTCTATCATTGCCTAAAAATAATAAATTATTAGCATTTTTAGCTATGCTTCCCCTTGAAGCACATCCTTTCTCTACCGATGCTCCGTTTATTCTCTGAAAAGGGAAAGCTGAAGAACCTGTATCTTGATAAAACTCTATTGTTTGAGTTCCAAACATTACAATTTGACCGTTGAAGCTAAAAACGCTTATTAGATTGTCCGGTTCCCATTCTGCAGTTGCAAAATCTAACGCATCGTAAGTCGTGCCATCTCTCAAATTTGAAATAAAAAATTGGTCACTCGATTGTTTTGATAAAATAAAATATCCATCTAGAAAACAAACACTGCTTGATAATTGATAGGCAGCATCTGTTATTTTATCCAATTCCCATAATAAAGTTCCAGAGTCATAAGAGACTATCCAACCATTACCGTTTATATCTAATATAAACAATTGCGAACCGTTGTTAGACATTATTACTCTTCCGGGTGTTCCAGTTAAAGTGCCTATGTCAGTAATAATTCCGCCTGATGTAATATTGAATACATCACTTCCGCAAACAACGAATAAATCATCGCCCATTTGTTGCATTCCATAAACTGGATTATCAGTTTCTAAATCATATTTTAATTTAAACCCGGGTGTTCCGTATAAACAAATAGGAGTTTTATTGTCTTCCGGGTTAATTTCCGCATAAAGATTTAATAATCTTTGAGAGGAGTTTTTAACTCCCCTTGTCTGATAAGAGTTCTTAGCGAAATTTATAGGTATAGATTGCATTAGCTATTTACCTCTATGTGATTATTGCCATATGGTTCAAAGCTAACAAATCCTTGCTCGTTATCAAATCCTTTTGCTTGTCTTAATAATTCTATGGCTGTTGACTGAACTTGGGCGAAAGTTGCGCTTGCTGATAATCCGTTTTCTATACCTAATCTTAACGCCAAATTGTAAACTATGCAATCAAGCCATTCTATAGGAAAATCACTCGTATTTAAAGCAGTGTCTAAGTCTTCAAAGTCTGGTATATAAGAAAACTTAATATAATTGTTAGAAGTTGAAGCAGTAGTCCATATATACAATATACCATTTGTTAAAGTAGGATTATAATGATATTGTGTAGGTGTTCCTTGTGACGATTTAGTAGGCAAATTAAAATATTCTTGTCTTTCTAATAATATCATTGGAACTTCATTATAATTATTTATTTTAATATTAACGTTATCTAATAAAAGAGGTCTGTTAATCTTAGTAGTATAAACATAAATTACATTGCCTATTGCGACTGTGTCAGTCAATACATCTGTTAGAGTTATTACATTAGCAGCTGGAACTCCATTAATTGTAGTCCATTGTATATCTCCGCTATCAAGAACTATGCCTATGAAATCCCCGTTTAATATTCCTGTGTCATCATCAACTGTTATTGTTCCATCTCCTAAGATAGCTGCTATAGTCGTTGTTGTTTTAACAAAACTATCAGTGGCATTATCTCCAGTTTTTCCAAGCAAATAATTTTCTTTTCCAACACTTAAAAATAAATTTGCTGTTCTATACTTCCATAAATGCACGCCTTGAGTTTCCCAAGACTTAATCATTCTATTTAAAGACCTTTTAGCTCTCTGATAATTGTCATCAGTAATAGCCTCGCCCTCAGCACCTACACCTATCATATGATAAGCATCTGTTATAATTCCTGTCAGATTTTGAGTAAAATCTACGCTTCCACTTGTTGTCATTATTCATCCTCCGTGAATTTATCTGGTTGTTCTGGTCTAGGAATTGGGACTTTTTGCACATCGTTTCTACCTTTTATATAATCTTGCGGATTTCTATAATCCATATGTTTCGCATCCACAAAAAATCCCGTCCATTCAACTTGAGCTCTAGAAGCTTTTATTTTAAAACCAGTTCTATCATCAATAATATTATAATCACCTTTTCTATAAACTGTGTTTCCCATGTTAATTTAACTCAATGGTTGATTGTGTTGTGTTAAGAACATAGTTAAAGTGGCTCCATCAGTATAAGAGTTTACTTTTACCCTAGTTGCCATAACTGGAAACTCCAAACCTGTAGTTTGATTAGTAGTTGCATTAACAACATCAGTATCATTACTATCTTTCCAAGTGAACGGTTTGGTATCTTTTTGAATAAGATTGGTAGTGAATTGAGATGTGTAGTTAATAGTTCCGCTAACTGTAAAGTCTATCGTAGCAACTGAACCTCTATGATTATACGGTATAGTATTAGAAACAAATTCATCAACCCAGCCAATATCCATCGTATCGCTACCAATAGTAGCCGAAGGAGTTACACTTGTTAAAGTCTTAAAATAATAAGTGCTTTCGACAGTCGCACTAGTTCCTGGTAAGTTTATTATCTCACTTAAAGCTTTTCCATCTTCATCAGTTCCAACCAATATTGCAGTTTTTGCTGAGTGGTCCGTTATACTATCATTTCTAATAGAAACTTGATGAGCCAAACCGTCACTAGTAGCTGTAGTAGTTAAAGTCCAGGTGGCTCCAGTTACGTTGCTAGCAAATCCAGTCAAACTTGCGTTAGCTGGTGTGTAGACAACTCTTTTTGGTATTTGTGTCATTTTAAAATCCTAATTAATTGATAAAAAGGGAGGATTAACTCCCTTAATGAATACTATTGATTAGTCATTATACCACCAGCAGCAGAAGCAGCAGCAGCAACTTGATTATTCCAAATAATACCTCTATCGTTACTATCCCAATCTACAGCACCGCCATCAGAGTAAGCAACAGAACCAAATAATTCAATCTTACCTTGAGAAATTGCAGGAATGCTGAATACTGATGTTTGAGCGACAGCTTTGTTTGCGCTTTCAGCCCTAAAAATACAATTTTTAAATGTATTCCATCTATCAATACCAGTTGCATCAGCGATAGTTACATGGGCGTATCCAGCAGCAGTAATAAATCCTTGGAACGCACAATCAACAAACATATTTCTTGTCGCATCTGTATCGAATAATACGCCTGTAGCATCAGCATCATAACTTGCTGTGTCAACTCCGATTGTACAATTTCTAAATACATTCTCAGAACCTGCATCAATTTTTAATGAAGCAGCTCCCGCAGCTGATTGAGTAGCATTAACTACACCAGCGAAATGAACATTTTCAAAACAGTTTCTATCGCCTGTTACTTTTACAGCCAATAGAGCAGTTGCGTTTGCAATCTCGTTTACTATTTGAATATTACTAAAACTACATCCGTTAGCCGATACAGTTAAAACTGGACTTAACGCTGAAGTAGTAGCGTTAGCAATTCTTGCTCTCTGCGAAACCACAGTTGGAGCGCAAATACCAACTAAATGAACTAAATCTTTGTTCCAGTCTAATGTAGCAGTTTGCAAATCAGATGTATTAGCAGCAGTATTGCTTTCTGCCATCAAAAATATAACATCATTGCTATTTGCTGTTGCTAAAGATAGAGCTTTTGAAAGAGTTTTTAAAGCGCATTTTGTTGAAATACCACTAGCTCCATCGCTTCCAGAATTGGGGGCAACGAAAAAACATTTTGAAGTTTTACCGAATGGAATATTATTTGGAATTACCGGTATACCAAAAGAAGTTATACCGTTTGGAAAATTTGTAAGAGTCATTTTAAAATCCTTTTTTATTTATAATATGGCGGGTGGAATTTAACCACCCCTTACACAATGCAGTACCATTAATTTATCTATTAGGCTCCTTGTGAACCAAATAAACCGTTGTAGTTAACCCAACCTAATGAATATCTTTCCATACATTTAACTTTCAAGTTTTCTGTATCAAATTCATTATCTCTTGATAATTCAAGAGGCATTCTCTGTTGAGAAACTAAACCTAGTTCACAGTCTGTCTTTACAAACCAAGCATCATCATCAGTCAAATACTTATAAGTAATAACACCTTGTGGTAATTTGCCGTTAGTTTTGATTGCGTTGATTGCATTGTTTGCTGTATCATATTGCAAAGTAGATTGAGTAATTCTAGCTGCTTCATATTCTAAAGCTGAAGGAACTATTAAAGATAAAGGCTTTATATTAGTTCTAATTCCTTTATGATTAGTCTGTTGATTAATCTGAATTAATAGAGATTCTAAAGAAGTCTCGCATAAATCAGCATCAATTGTCAATCTGTTTGACTTGGAAGATGGATGAGCTGTAGAACATAAGTTTACACCGTCTCCATTTTCCATTGTAACAGCTGTATCAAAAGCGTTGTTAAGAACATTTGCGTGATTAACTTCTTTTGTTTCATAAGCAGACCTAGCTAATCTAGGAGTTCTCTGTTCTGTAACTTCTTTAATCAAACAATCGTCCATAGCTTCTTTAGTGATTATAAAACCACCAGCGTATGTCACATTTCTAAATCTTGGAGTAGTTCCTTGAGAATCACTGTCGTAAGAAATAGCTTGACCTTCAGGTTTTACTTTAATTAAACCAAAAGTATCCATTTCTAAATATTCTTCGTAAGATTTATCAGAAGTAGTTTTGTCAAATATTTTATCCCAAACTGCTTCATTTGCTTTGTAATTTATCCAAGCTTGTTTAATCCCAGGCCAGTAGGCTTTCGGATAGTTGCCTGTTGTAATTATTGCCATATATTTTTATCCATTATTATTAATATTATACACCAACTACTGCAGCTTTGAAACTATGAAGATTAATCATAACTTCTAATTTTGCATTAGTTCCAAGTTCGTTGTCTTCTCTGTTAACTAATCCTAAGATAGTCAATTGAAAAGTTGCATCTGCCGTCATACTAGCTGTATTCAATTCAGCTCCAGACAATCCCCATACTGTATCACCAGCGTGAGTATAAACAACATTCGCATTTGCTTGCATATCAGTAGCAGCAACAGCGTTTGCACTGTCAGATTGAACTTCAAATACTGCATAAGGGTCATCACAAACTAATACTACAGACTCTGTAGAAGCAGGATTATAAATCTTGCTTAAATCACTAGAACTCATTGTAGGTTTTATAAAACCAACGATAACTCCAGAAATCTTATAAGTCGCTCCAGCAGTTGCTTTGTTAATTTCTGGCAAAGTACCAGGTTTATATTTATTGTTCACTAAAGTAGTGTTAGATGTTCCAGTTACAACTACAGGGTCTCCAATATAAAGAGCAGTAGCATAAGTAGCAGGGACATAGTAAGGATGAACCTTAATGTCGTCAGCTCCACCAAGGAAGCTTCTAACTGGTTTCAATCCAAATCGGTAATCCATATTAGCCATTTTAAATTTTTAAATTATTATTAAATTAATTAAACATTTTTCAATTGTTCTTTGAGTTGTTTTAATTGTTCCACTGATAATTTATTTATATCAACAGCGTTTTCCTTAATTTCAAACTCTTTATTTTTTAAATTCATTGACTCCATTACTGCTTGACTTATCCTTCTTTTTTCCTGTAAATCTTCATTTCTATATTCTTGAGGCAGTTTCATTAAGAACATATAGTAAGCTTTACCTTCATTGTTTACACCAGCGTATCTTTTGACTTTTTCTAATTCCCCTTTTTCGTTTGGTTCTTCTACATAGCTATAACCGGCATCAAGTATTCCTTGCATTTTGCCCGGTTTATCGTCACTCACAAATCTCAAATAAAAACCTGGTATTTGCTTGTGGTCTAGCAGAGATTTTCTACTTAAAGGTATTCTTTTTGGTCTTGCAACCTCTTCTTTTTTAGTTGACTTTCTTTCTAAATTCGTATTTTCCATTGTATTAACTCCTATTGATTAAAATAAATATCTGCGTAGCTCTGATTATCTTTAAAAATGCCTTTTTTCACATATTGTTTACATAAATCTTTGGCTTCTTCTGGTAAATCATTATATCCCTTCTTTCTATCTCCAGTAATAATCGGTGTTTGACTTCCGCCTACTGAATTAAATTTTGGTTTATTATTTATAGCTGATATTTTTTCAGTTAATAAATCTAAATTCTGCTGAATAGTATTATTAGGGTTCAAATCGCAAATATATCTAAATTCTGCATCTGTCCTTTTTCTATAATTTTCATCTGTTTTATAAGCAGGATTATTTTCTATCCAATTTACTATTTCAGTGGGTACATTGTTATTTACCGGTTTAGGTTGACTGTTTTTAATCTCGTATTCTTTTTGAGATTTTATAAATTCATCTCTCTCTTTAATAGCTTGGTCGTATCTTTCTTTGTCGCCGTCTTCAAAAGCTTGATGCAAAGATTTATCAACTTCTTTTTGTCTAGCTTTGTCTAGCTCTTGTCTTATTCTTGCATTATCTTCTGCTATTCTTTTAATGAACTCATCTTTCTCTTTTGTAATACCTTGGAGTTTTCTTACATCTGCCTTGATTAATCCTATTTCATTTTCGCCTTTTTCAACAAAAGTTTTGGCATCTATAAATTTAGTTGGGTCTCCTTTGAACTTATCAGTCCATCCCATTGTTCTAGCTTCAGCTTCCCAATCTCTTTGAGACGGTGCTTGAGCTGTTTCTTTAACTGTTGTTTCAACATTAGTCTCAACTTCTTGATTTTCTGTATCAACAATTATTGGTTCGTTTTCACTCATTATTTTTATTGACTATATTAAATATAGTCTTATGTTATATTTTATCCGCACTTTTTGTCAATTTAAACTTGACTTTTAAAGAGTTTATAGACATAATGATTATATAACTGTTATGTAACAAAATTATGAAAATAAATTTTTTAAAAACAACTATAGTATTATTCCCCAAGCATAAACAAGCACTAATAAAAGAAGCTAACAAAATGGATATTCCAAATTATTCAGCCGTTATTCGCAAACTTATAAACGATTATTTGATAAATAAAGGAAAATAAAAATAGAGGGCTTAATTCCCTCTAAAATTATTTATATAAAGCTAAAAACTCATAGTCTTTAACTAACTTCCATAGATAATCTTCATCTTCTTGCACTAATTCGCCTATATATCTTGAAATCAAAGCTGTATCATTCAATTGTGGCTTTGTTTTATGCTCGCTAAAAGCAAACTCTCCCATTGCTACTATCTCGCAAATTCTTCTTGCATTGTCTGTATATTCTAAAGAATTACCGATATCAAGTATAATCCCGCCAGAAGTCTTTTTGGCTGCTTTCTTAACTTTGACCAACACCTCAGCGTTAAGAGGCTTAATTTTTGATATATCTACTTCAGGCTCTAATAATCCTATTCTATTCTGCATTTTCTTTTGAATTGTTAATAAGTGAATTGTAATAATTGATTAAACATAATTGTGCTTGGCAATAAGTGATTTCATTTTTTAAACCTTCTAAATCTATTCTACTTGATGGTTGACTAAAAAGTTTCTCTTTGGTACATTCCATATAATTATTTACAATATCGTTTAAATCTTTAAAAAAGTGTTGCGTTCTTATATCTTGTAACCATTCTTTATACTCGGGCTTATCCCATATTATTATTTCTTCACTCATTATTTTTTGACTTTATTAATATTTATATTATAAAAACATTTTTATTAAAATCAAGAATTACTAGTAGTCTCTTGCTTTAGTTGCTGTCTTCTAATCTCAGCAACATTTGCAGGTTCAGCAACATTTGCTTCGGCTAATACTTTCTCAGTTTGTGCCTGTATTAAACCAATTTCAGCCACTGCCTTTTTATCTGCTATATCAACATTCATAGCTTTAACCATACCATCGCCAGCTGCGATTTGAACTCTTGCTCTTTCGTTTTGCTCTTTCAAATCTCTTATTTGCAATTCATAATTTTTCCTATCCATTTCTAAAGAATTAGTAAGCTTAGTATTCTCTAATTTAACAGCTTCTAACTGTAATTTACTTTGACTTTCTGCAGTCTTCAATTCAAGTTCTTTTTCTTTCATTTGAATATTAGCCATATCACTAGCAGATTTTTGTTGCAATTTCATTTGCTCTACTTGAACTAACGGGTCTACTTGTTGAGGCATTGGAGGATTAATAAGCTTATCAGGTGTTTCAACTCTGACAACTGTAAATATCTTTTTAATCAATTCTTGCTGATTAATAGTAGGATTATTGACAAATTGCATTAAAAAATTAGCTTGAGATAGTTTCTCTAAGGATGTAATCATGTTAGGGTCAGCTAAAGGAATAATATCCACATCTATAGAACTAAAATCTTTTTCAAAATTAGCTTGCTGACTTGAAAGAACAGCAACATAGTTTTCTTGGCTTTCGTTTTCTTTTATATCATCTACAATCAATCTAATTTCTTCTTTTAAAGCTCTGTAAACTCGCTTGTATATAGCTTTGAATTGTTTATATCCTTGTTCTACTTGAGCCATCATAGTAGTAGGAGCAACATTATTTTGTAGAGTTCCGCTTAATACATCTTTCTGATTAGACAAAGTTTTTGCAGCGTCTAAAACAAAACCTAACAATTGAAATAAGACAAGCGATGGTTCAGGGTGTTTAATTTGAAATATGTTTTTCGCTATATCATCGCCAGTATTATTCGTAATATATTTGAATTTACCCATTGTTGAACCAACACTGCCACCTTTTATATTCAAACCATTTCCTATAAATCCTTGAGAAGAGTTAGAAAGTGTACCAGCATCAATTAATTGATTTAATAAAGTGTTTATAGTTTTATTTAAAGGAAATAAAAAGTCAGCAAAGCCAATATCATAAAAATTGCCATCTGGACTTGGAATAAACGAATACTTAACAAAGTATTGACAAGGTTTTATCTTCAATATCTCGCCTTTTTTATTCTTAATAATATCTTTTTCTTTATACCTTGCAACAATCCTTAAAACTTCTTGACTTGATTTGTGTATAGTTATTATATAAGGTTCTTTGTAACCATCATGGTCTAAATCTAAGAATGTATGTTGTTCTAATATAACTTGAGGAGTATTTTCATCTTTTTGTGTGTTAATTGTTGTTGTAGTTTTGTTAACTTCTAAAAGTTCCTCAGAGTTAAACTTGATATCGACATCAGCGAATATGCCTGCTGTTTGTCTTTCTTTTATATCGTTGTTGCTTAAAGTATATTCATGAGTCACAGAATAGGCGTCATCTAAGCTTTTAGCATTATTGTTTACAATAAGAAATTTAGGAAAAATCAAATCATTAACAGCTACTTTCTCAACTGTATCATGATAAATCTTTTTAAACATTGTGCCGCAAATAGGAAGAGCGATAAGTAATCTATCTTGATTTTCTTCCCAACCTTTCATAACATTCATTATATAGTTATTGCAATATTTCTCAATTCTTAAAGCTCTTCTATTCTTTTCTCCAGGCGGAATTAAGAACAAAGGTTGATTTGTTTCTGGGTCAATGACTGGTTGTTTCAAATTCTTAGGGTCTGGCATTGGCAAACCTTCATCATCACCAATTACTTTAACTTTAACCATGTTGCCATCTTGTATAATAGAAGGATAAGCCTCAGCATTAAATTCAATAGCTCCTTGAGTTATTAGAG